AATTATTACGTGAACTTTCTTATAGGAGTACCGAAGGGTATCCTATACTTGCTAAAAAAGAACATCAAGACCTAATATCAGATATTCTATCAGAATGGGGACTGGGTTCAATGGAATCGGAACTAATCCAAAATTTAACTGAAGGTGGAGAAGAAGATGCCCAATACAAACACCTCGGCCAAGGGTTTTATGTAAAAGTTGGGGATGAAGGCAAAGAAGGTGCACAGAAATTTAAAAAAGATGATAATGGAAAGTATTCACCCGTAAATGATGATGAATATGAAAAACAAAAAAATAAAGCTGGTGAAGAAGGTGGACCAACTAACAATCCAAACGCCAAACCCAAAGAAAAGGGCGGGGAAGAAGGTCAAGCGGTAGGGGGTGAACAACCACCTGCAGAACCGGAAAAGGGAACTTCATTACAAGACCCTCAATCTCAAGAAAGATTTAAAAAAGAGGCAGAAGCAGCAAGTGGTGAAGTAGATTGGGAAACTACTTTTAATAATGTAATTAAGGAATTAAAATCAGAAATAGATGATATCCTATCAGGTAAAAAAAATCCCCCTGGAACAGGTGGTTCTGCAATTGGTGAAATGTATGGTGGGACATCTTTAAAAGAATTAAGTAATAATTCAGAAATAATAGAAAACGAATTCGTAGATAACCATTTTGAAGAAGTTAGAAATTCATCTATAAGTGACGGAATGTCCAATAACGATATTACAAGGTGGTTAAAAATATCATATAGAACTGGTAAAAACGAATTAAAAGAGTTAACTACAAATCCAAAATATAAATATAAAAATCCTCAAACTGACCCATTTCCAACTCCGGTAATGGACCCAGTAAATGAAAATGGTTCTGCGAAAAAAAATCTTATATCAGTAATGGAAGCTAAATTAACCCAAGCACAAGAATCGGGTGATGAAACGGCGGTAAAACATTACGAAAGACAACTACGATTTATTAAAGCGAGAAAGGATACTGATAGTGGTATTTTATATGAAACAACAGATGGATTTATTGGATTTAAACATACATCTAATAAAAGTTCATTTAAAGATACCGTATTCAATTCAACGGTTAGACAAAGAGCAAAATTAATGAATGAGGAGAGTGATAGGGTTTCCGAAAAGTATGGCTATTCTGAAGAGGAATCCAAAAAAATAAGTGAAAATATAGAAAATATTACCGGTAAGGGAGTTGAAATAATCCAAAAAGCCGGATTAGGACCAAGTGGTACAGTAAACGCAAACGTTCAAAATCCCGTAGAGTTTTCAAAAGAAAATAAATTAGGTAAACTATTTAAAAATTTAGATGGTGGCCAAGGTGGTAGAAAAAACTACATAGGAGATATACAATCTCAAATGAAAACCAATACAAAGTTGGGTAAAAAAGTAAATGATTATCTAAAAAAACAAGGAATAGAACAACCATATGATGATGACCAAATAGCAGGTGCACTTTTAGGATTGGCTAAAGATGGTGATACTACTACTGTTGTAACAAAGATGGTAACCAAACTATCAGATAATGTTGCCAAAGTAAGGGAAATTCGTAATACTTTAAGAAAAAAATATCCCAATAAATCTGATGAAGAAATATTGCAACTTACTAAACAACAAATAAATAACTACAACACTAAAGATGCAGTCCCGTTTGATGATGATGCTATTAACGTAATGGTATCACCCGAAATGGACTGGGTTGAATCGGTTGGTTCTACTAGTAAAAATGCAATGAAAGAAGCATACAAACAAATTAGTAGCGATATAGCTGATGCAGATAAAAAATGGCAGAATGAACGTGCACCAAATTCCCCACAACCACCTGAGAATGGTCCACATACCCAAACATATGTAAATACATTTGTTAAACAAATGCATTGGGATAGATATATTTTAGGTGAAGAAGAGGATATTGGTGATATGAATATTGAAGGACGTACTGTAAATTCAAAACATATTAGAACTTGTTTAGGTGACCTTTCTAAGTTTGCAGGTGACCTCGATACAAAAGAAGGAAGAGATGGTTTATTAGACCATTTAGGAAAAACTATGAAAATTAATAGTGAAGATGAATCTTTAGTATTTGAATCAGAAAGCGGTACATCTCAAATAGGAAAAGAAAGTTATCGTACAAAGGGTACTGGAAACAATTCTCTTTTAGGACTCTTTGGTAAAGATATGGAAGCATGTTTAAAAGAAAAAACTCAAAACTAATTTAAAAAAATATTATATTAGTAAAAAAGCATTTGGTTTTTATTTTTAATACTTATTATAGAGAGTATAAAAAATAGGAGAGATTAGATGCAAACACAATTATTGTGTACCTTTACAAAAAGAGATGAATTACAAACCATATTAGAAAAAATTAGACAAACATATACAATTGTTTATAATTACATATACGTGCTTCAGAATAAATCTAACTTAGATGAATTATATATTACATACAATATAGATACTCAATATAAACCAACTGCTCCATTAAAAGATACTATTTTAGTACATAGAAAAAAACAATCTAATACCCTATATACAATCAACGCTCTAAACGAATTAGTTAAAGAGGAAAATGGTGGTAAATTAGATAAGAGTTTTGAGATAGATTGGGAAAAATTTAGAAACACTATTATAGTGACAAATACCGAAGGAACTAAGAAACTTAGTACAAGAATTTTTGAAGTGATAGAAACTTCTGAAAATACTCCTCAATAAATTTGGTAATACGAAATATTATTCGTATCTTTGAATTAATAAAAATAAATAAAGGTTATAATGGCAAAAAACACACCCCCACAATCGACTGGCGGTCCTAAGATTGTAAGTCAACAAGTGAAGAATCAACTTCAAATGAACATCGCTCCTAAATTGGAGACAAAAGATGATGAGGTTGCATTTATCAAATACGATAATCCCAAAATCATAGAACAAGTTGAAAAAGAATATCCAGAAATGACGGATGAGTTTAAACGACTTATGTTTACTCAATACGAATTATTTTGTCTAAAACAATCAAACTACGGCCCAAATAATATTTCGGTTGGTACTAACTTAGAAACTGCGGAGGATAAGAAATTATCACTTACGGGTTTATGGTTTAGAATGAACGATAAAATCCAAAGATTAAAACAATTGGTAGTCCTAAGTAAAGAGGATTCAGTTGGTGAATCTATTGAAGATACCTTTCAAGACCTATCAGTATACGGAATTATTGCACAAATAGTTTCTAATGGTAAATGGGCAAAATAAACGATAAAATATTTGGATATATCAAATAATTATCGTATCTTAGCGTATTGATATTAATAATATATCTTAAAAAACATTTATACGAAAATCGGAAATTCGTATACTTATATACACACACCGCGAGTAGGAAAGACTCGTAAATAAAACCATAAAACAACTTAATTTTTAAACACTTAAACGGAGAAAAAATGGCATTAGACATTAACGCAATTAGAGGTAGACTAAACAAACTACAAAACACACAAAAGAAATCGGATGCATTGTGGAAACCAACACCTGGCAAATCCCAAGTCCGAATCGTCCCTTACAAGTTCAACAAAGATAATCCTTTTATCGAACTTTATTTTCACTACAACGTAAATAACAAAACTTATCTATCTCCAATTTCATTTGGTAGACCTGACCCTATTGTTGAGTTTGCAGACAAACTTAAAAGAATGGGTGATAAGGAAGATTGGAAAGCAGCAAAGGCTATGGAGCCTAAGTTGAGAACCTTCGTTCCTGTTGTTGTTCGTGGACAAGAAAATGAAGGAGTTAAATTTTGGGGATTTGGTAAGACAGTTTATCAAGAAATTTTGGGTTACATCGCTGACCCCGATTACGGAGATATTACTGACCCAAATGCCGGTAGAGATTTAACAGTTGATTACATTTCTGCGGAAGATGCAGGTACATCGTATCCTACGACTACACTGCGTGTTAAACCAAATCAAACACCATTGGCAGAAGGTGGAGACCTTCAGAAATTCTTAGATAACCAAACTGAGATTACTGAATTGTATTCCGAACTTTCTTACGCTGAATTAAAGAATGTATTAGAAGGATGGTTAAACCCATCTGCAACATCAGATGATGATAGTACAACTTCAGTCGTAGAGGAAACCCTTTCGACCAATACTACATCTAAAGCTACACCAAGTGTATCTCATGATTTAGGCGGTTCAATCGAAACTCCAACACAACCACCAGTTTCTAAAAAGACTGATGATGTAGCTGCAGCATTCGATGATTTATTTAACAATTAATAACCAAATTTTATGGCAAAACAGGAATTGGATTTAGCCGATATTCTAGCGAGTGAGCTAAATAAACAATCTAAAGACCAAAAAGTAGCATTCTTCTTAGATGATGATTCAACCCCTACAAACGTAGAGGGTTGGGTATCAACCGGATGTGCTACATTAGATGTTGCGATTTCAAATCGTCCTTATGGTGGATTGCCTGTTGGTAGAATTGTTGAGATAACAGGATTAGAACAAAGTGGAAAATCATTAGTATCTGCACACATCCTTGCTGAAACACAAAAGCAAGGTGGTGTCGCAGTGTTAATAGATACTGAAACTGCAGTGAGTAGAGAATTTCTTGAAGCAATCGGTGTGGATGTAAAGAAATTACTTTATGTATCAGCAGACTCAGTTGAACAAATTTTCGATTTTACTGAAACTATTATTGAGAAAGTTAGACAGACAGACAAAGACAGATTAGTAGTAATTGTAGTTGATTCAGTAGCAGCAGCATCCACTAAAACGGAGATGGCTTCTGATTATGGCAAAGATGGCTATGCAACTGACAAAGCAATCATCATCTCAAAGGCGATGAGAAAGATTACCAATATGATTGGTAGACAAAAAATCTTATTAGTATATACAAACCAACTTCGTCAGAAAATGAACGCAATGCCGTTCGGTGACCCGTGGACTACATCCGGTGGTAAAGCCTTAGCATTCCATGCTTCGGTTAGATTACGTTTGAAAGGAATGGGACAGATTAAGATGAAGGTAAATGGTAACGATAAAATCGTTGGTATGAAAGTAAGAGCTCAAGTCGTTAAGAATAGAATGGGCCCACCATTAAGATGTGCAGATTTTGATATCTTCTTTGA